GTTACCAGGACTGTAGAATTGTGGAGATTGATTAAAGCGACTGGGGTTACCAGAGACTTTTATCAATCTGACAATATTATATAGCATTTGGATTGTTTACGCAACCCCATGCTGTTCGGTTATCCGAACATCACGCTATACGTTCAACGAATGAAGTAAGAATTTTCTTATTCATTGTCTTAGACTTGAGTGTCTTAGCAAATGCTCTCTTGATTTGTGCCTTTGTAGCATCTTCTTGTACTTCAAAGTCCACTTCATTGTCAAGAGCACCAGTGAACAATGCATATTGTACACTATAAGCTGAAGAAGTGCAAATGAATGACCTTGACTTCTTCCACTCAGTGTCAGCATCTGCCCACGCTGATATATTATGACCTAAGCACTGACGCTTGAATCTATTCCACTCGTTACCATTAAGAAGACGGATGTTCATAATCTCACATTGTGGGAACCTATTACGAAGTTGAGTAATGAAAGTATTAGTCTGATCATACCCATCAAGGAATTGATGTGACTGTCCAGTTACACGATCACGTAAGAATGTGTTGTGATCAATTCTACCACGGATAACAGTTGACTCACCAGTTCTATAATGCTTAACCTTCTTACCATAACCTACAGGATAACCCTCACCATCAGTTAAATTCATAACATGAACTTTCTGAGAACCTGTACGCTTTTGGAATGCAGGAATAATATCATTCATAGCTACCATTGCTTCATTAAGAGGAGTACCACCTAATTGTAATTGGTAAGGACCACCAGCACCACCGCCAGCAAAAGCAGATGCAAGACGGAATAAGTTCTTTGCTTGTCTATCATGCTTACGATTATTAGCACTGCTAGTTAATACGTTAACCATATTAAAGTTGTGACATACAATCTTACCTTCTGCTGAAGCATCCTCATGTATGTAATGTTCTTGCTTCTTATAAGAATCGGAGAAGAGATATACATCATAAGCAATTCCAACCTTACGACAGAATGATACTAATGTAAGTAACTGCTTCATGGTTGACCTGATGCTATGGTGCATAGACCCAGACCAATCTAAGTTAAAGATTAATCCATGGTTCTTACCCTCAGGAAGAGTAGTTACTTTTCTGAAAAGATCTTCGTTATATTTGTAAGTGTGAAGCTTCGCTGTATCGAGAACCCCAGTGCGACTAGTAGTAGCACGAGCATAACTGTCAGCTGCTTTCTTACACTCAAACTCCTTAACCAAATAGTTGACTTCCTTATTTGCTGAAACTTTATACTTATTATACTCATCATCAATCCCTCTTAAGTTTCTTGTGTACTGCCTAGAGAGCATTAATTCATACTCATCAGCATAATCTTGCTGTGATTCTAATTCTTCCTTCTGACTGTAGTAGCTATCTAGTACATCAGATACTTCTTTATTTGAAATTACAACATCACCAACTGTCTTAGGGATTTCAACATAGTTAAGTTCAGGTGCATCTTTCTTAACCAAATCTTTAAGTGCTTCCTCAAGATGATCAGCAGTCGTAACTTTTGGTTCAGATTTAAGAGGACCATCATTCCTACCTGCTTGACTGCCACCACTAGGACCTTCCTCACTTTGATTTTGTTCCTGAAGTTGCTGCTCTAAATGCTGTTCTACTTCAGACTGCTGATCTTCATACTCAGTATCATCCTTACCTAAATCAGGTCTTCCTTCTTGCTCTTGTTCTTGATCACCACCACCCTCTTGTCCATCAAGGGGCAACTCCTGTTGAACACCTTTCTCCTCTGCATTCTCTTTATCCTTTGCTTCTTGCTCTGCAGCAGAGTATGCATAGATCCTTTTAGCAAGAGAAATAGCATCTTCAAACTTCTCTAACTTGTTAGCAGCATCAAGGAACTCTTGCTCAGTTGAATCAAAAGGAACAGTAACAAAGTTACCAATCTTGAAATGTATATTCAGTCTATCTGCAAGATTAAACTCAGTAAGGTCTTTACCCTCAACCTGAAAGAAGTCCTCATCAGAGAGGATCTCATACCCCTTATAGAAGGTCTTAGCAAGACCACCGTACCTACGCTTCATCAACTTCTCAATTCTTATATCCTCACATACATTAACAAACTGCATTGGAACCTCACCTTCCCACCCCCACTCATTAGGAGTGTAGAGTGCGTGACCAACCTCATGGGCAATCAAGGAATCTACCACTGAATTATCACGGTGAGACCATTGTGGGAGTGTTAATACTCTAGTCTCAACATTGAACTGGGCGGTACTGACTTGACGGTGCTCTACAATCAAGTCCTCTTGGGCAAGTAATTTTGCTAGTGATTCCTTGACTAAGTTCATGGGGTTCCTCGTGTATGTACATACTATAAGACCCCTTCCGTCTGGAAGAGGTCTTGAGTAGACACTTTATCAACTGGTTGCGTCTAGCTCTTGCTTGGCGCAACGCCTGTGGTTTTAGTTTTCGTTTTGCATCCTTCTTTGAGTGATGCTGCCAATTGGGAACTTTCATTGAGCTTCTCCAGAGCAGTTAGGAGTTCAGGTGTTTCTTCCCACGACCACTCTTGGTTGTGCTGTGGGTTCTTCTTCTCGATCGTATGGGACTTGAGGGTCATAAGATACGTGCGTACACATACCATAATACACCACCTGTCAAGGCTGTGTCAAGTAGCACCAGTGTCATATTTATTAACATTACCCTGCTGAATCCTTTTTGAAGGTGAGAGAGTGTCCACCACCTAGGTTAGCAGTCCATGTTTGATTAGCATGGAAGTGCTCAAGAACGTGATCGAACTTATGATTAAGAGCATCCATCTTTGCAATAAGATCAAGATGGTCTTGTCTGCTCCAGTCATGCTGGACATAACTTTGATGATGCAGTCCACCATTAGGTGAAGTAGCAGGGTTCATATTGGGATCATTATACCCACCAGTACCAGGATAATTCATTGGGGGTTTAGTTGGATTTTCTCCGTGACCTGATTCAAATAGATGCCTTTGATCTTCTGGTACTGGATTCTCAATCTTTTCTGGAACCAACCCTGGTCCACCATCGGATATATCATTGCCTGGTATTGCATTACCTGAAGTTAAATTGCCATTGGGTACTGGAACACCAGCGATACCGCCTGAATATGTCATAATAGAAATTGGTAGTGGTTATATTTATTCTTCTCTAGTGATAACTGAGAAGTTTTGTTGCTTTGTAACTTTAAGAGTAGAAGCAAATTTGTCTTGTAGTGCATCAGTCTTGTGAGATATCACAAAGACATTAGTACTATCAGATACTGTATGTAAAATCTTTAAGAAGTCATCAGTACCAGATGTATCCAAACTACTGTCAAAGATTTCATCAAGTACCAACAGGTTAGTGTTAGCACTGTTCTTCATCTTAGCAATAGTTCTCCAAGTAAAGAGAAGTGCAAGGTCAATCCTCATCTTCTCTCCTTCAGAGAAGGAAGCATAACAGAACTCATCTCTGAACCTAGATTTGATAGTCTCTATAAAATTCTCATCAAGATCAAAGGACACATAGAAATCTAGTTCCTTAAGATACCTATTGATTAACTGATTCATGACAGGTAAGTATCTTTTAATAATCCCTGCCTTGATACCAGTATCCTTTAGCATATTAAAAACTACATCATGGTTATCCCGAACTCTCTTATTGATAGATAACTCACTTCCAAGTTCCATCCCTTCATGAGCTAATGTTTTTAATGTATCCTTCTCTCTATCAAGATTGTCAGACTGAGGAGAAGACATCTTCTTTTCAATCTTCTTAATCTCTTTCTTTCTCCACTGAATCTCTTTATTACATTCACTAATCTTTTGCTGAACACCCATGAGTTCAGTTATAACCAATTGCTTCTCAGACACTTGGTTGAGAATAGATTTTAACTTACCATCTAATGCAACTGATGCTTTCTCTATTTCATCGATGGACGAAGTAATTTCAACTTTCTTATTAGCTCTAACATCTTCTGTGATGATGGACTTGCAAGTCGGACAACTATCATTTTTCTCAAAAAATTTAAGTTCTTTTTTGAATGCTTTCTTTCGATCAGTAAACCTAGATTCATATAGTCTAAGTTGTGATACCTCTTCTTCAACATTCCCGTAACTATCTAGGCTTTTCTCATGTGATGCAGACACCTCTAATCCATCAGCAACCTTAGTCATAAGACGGGATATCTCACCCTCTATTCCTTCTATCTCTTCTCTACCTGCTGCTTGATTAGCACTGGATTGTTCTGTGAGATCAGCAATAAACCTTTGCTGCATCTCCACCTTCTCTTTTATAAGTTCAAACTTATACTCAGCATCCCTAATAATTTCTTTAACCCCTTTAGCCTTCTCCTTGAGAAGATTATTCATAGTAGAGAAGATACGAATATCAAGAAGATCTTCAATAACTTCTCTCCTATTAGGGGGTGTAAGTTGCATGAAAGGAACAAAACTAGATGATCCTAAGACCACCACCTGAGTAAATGACTTGTAGTTCAGTCTCAGGATACTCTGTTCCAGATGCTTCTGCTGTTCTATGGAAGATGCTTCTTGGTTAAGCATCTCATCGTTAAGGTATATCTCAAATACTCCAGGTTTAATACCTCGACGTACCATATAGTTACGGGAACCAATGGAGAAATCTACCTCAACTAAGCAGTCCTTTTCATTAACTGCATTGATCAATTGACCTTTAGTTATTTTACGAAAAGGTTTGTTGAACAAAGCAAAGCACATGGCATCCAGGAATGTGGATTTGCCAGCACCGTTTGTACCAACGATTAAGGTGGCAGGACTAGAATCTAATTTGATCTCACTGAATACATTCCCCGTTGATAGAAAATTCTTCCAACGGATTGATTTAAAAAGGATCATCTAATCTCTAGGCGGTACCACAATGTCATCAGGAGTTACCACATAGTATTCGTGACCATGGGTAACACAGGCATGAATGATCTCTCTATCATCCACCTCAACTACTGACATCTCTGGGAAGTCATCAGCCTCCAGAAGTCCAGCATAGCGTACTGCGTCGTCTTTGTCAAGGAACATGTAGACTAATTGTTTATCATTCTCTGCATTGATGGCATAGGCACCTTCATTCTCTTTGCCCTTGATCGCCAGTATGTGCATCATGCTATCTCCAGTGCTTCAATATAAAGTGATTTTAAAATAGACTTAAGTGCAGGTTTATCAGAGTGTTCAATATCATCAACATACTTCTCTAGTATAGTCAAGGTATCTTCCCTTTCGATATCAATCTCTTCGTTCAAATCTTGTTCAAAGGAAGGGTCTTCAATAACTTTTATCTCATGGACACCAGCAGCATATAACTGACTAATAAAAAATTCAAACTTACTAGAATCTGTCTTCTTATCAACAATAATCTTTATAAAATTATTGGTATAATCTGCGTAATCAAATCTACTACTATTTAACTTATCTTCATTGTAATAGATCTTAGCATAGATCTCATAAGGGTTCGGTATATACTCTAGCTTCTGAGTATTAGTATCGAAGATATGGAACCCACGTTTAGAGTTATAATCATTCCAATAGATCTGATATGGATTACCTAAGTATGTTATATTTTCTTTAGTACTCTTCTGATGATAATGTCCTGAGAATACCTTTTCAAATTTCTTATATGGAGAAGTAGGATTACCATGATCCATGATGTATCCTCTATGTGCCTCAAACCCATTGAGTTCTAGGTGACCCATTACTACTGGACATTCACTCTTTTCAATGAGAGCATATGTCTCATCACTGTTCTCACTGTTGATCCAAGGAACGAATAGGATAGGTAAACCACCTATCATAACCTCAGTAGCTTTATCATAGATCTTAATATTATCATACTCACCAAGGACACTCTCAAGTGTATTGACCTTATTGGTGTCTTTAAAATACGCAGTGTGATTCCCAACTAAAGAATGGATTGTAATACCCATCTCTTTCAACTTAGTAAAATAATTATCCTTACTCCACTTAGCAGCCCATAGATCTAAGTTCCTACGGTTATCAAAAGTATCACCTAGGTCAAGGACAGTATCGATCCCGCGTTTTTTTAGGGTAGGAAAGAAGACATTATCATAAAACTTCTTAAAGAAATCATGGAAGGTACGACTAGATTTCCTTGCACCAAAATGCTGATCAGTTATTATTGCTATCTTCATCTTGCTTTTAAAAGGGGTGGGAGCTTACCAGTCATTGCCATACCAAAGAAATTCAATGTTAATCTAGGTTTAGTTCCAAAAGTTTGCACTCCATGGTGAACTTTGTTATTGAACATTACAAACCTATTGTATACATTCTCAACCTTAACAGTCTCAATGTATTGGTCATGAGCAGAATCATATGCTCTGTTATACTCATCAATATTAATCTCCTCACCTCTATATAATTTCTCCTTCATGGATATCTCATCTGCATACTGTAGAGCATACCCATTCTTGACACGATAGATCGACGTTCCTGTATCTGGTTCAGGATCTTTTCCTAAGTATACTATGCCACCAAAGAATGTGTCAATGTCTTGATGGATCCATCCTCTATTCCTTCTATCCCACTTGTCACCCGCAAAAGGTTCTATCCTTTGGAAGTGTAGTTGCATGTTCCAATAGTCAGGTGCATGGTCATGGAATAATAGATGGAGTTTCTCACCAAAGTAATTGAAGAACCTATCATTCTCCAGGTGCATCATCTTTGTTCTAGTACCTGGCCAATTACCTGTGTCAGGGGTGACGTATTTCATCCCCTCTGCCATCTCTACTATTTGATCAGGATTCTCAAAGAAGTCATCTACAATTGTAACAGGGTATGTCACTTAATCCTTATCTCTACGTTCTCCTTGATGGTATTATAGTCTGAATGACCTGTCTTATCATCGGTGTGGAACACCTGATCATATCCAGACTTAGTTAAAATCTTGTTCTTGATCTCTAGCTGACGTTTCTCTTTCTGAATCCTTCTAAGGAATGCGTAGTATATAATCTGAGTAAAGTATGCAAAGGGGTTGTTTGACTTTGCTGGATTAAAATTCTCTATGTATTGTACACAGTTCTCAATGCCATCACATATCATATCCTCTCGGAACATGTAATTGACAAAGTTTGGTTTGTATGATAAATGAGTAGCAATCTTTAAAAAGCATTCCCCGATGTAATTACTAATGCGAGGTCGGGGTGTACCCGCTTCCTTCGCTTCAGCACACTTCTTTTTGAAAATAACAAGTGCTTCTAGGAACTCTTTATTATTTACATAATGCTCACTCTGTACCTTCTTTCTAACTGCCATGTGTTTATGGTTGTGTACATATATTTTATATCAAAACCACCACAATGTCAATGGGGGCTTGACAAGGTTATGAAATCCCTGTACAATACGAGTGTGCGAGGTCAGAAGGGGTTAGCCTTTATTAAATATCTTATTGAGTTGTATACGAGCTTCTTCTACTGTAGATATTCTTCCTGCATCTGTAATGGTGTCACCATTAAGTCTCCTTAAAGACATTGCATAGAATATTTGAACCTCAGTATCTACTTCGACAACAGTAATAACTTTATCTTTAGGAATTATAAATTGTTCCTCGCGTGAAAATTTCATCCATGGAGAAACTTTTGCTCCTTGTTTATTACCTTGTAGTGTGACCTCTTCAACCTCTATAGGGTTCTCTATAATTATATAGTCGCCATTTTCATCATGTACATGGGTAGAGACAGCAAGAATTTCCTCACCCGATACTAATTTTATAGCGGCGAGAAATTCTGGTCGTTCCATTTTACTTTCCGATTCTGACATCGATGAACTCATAGTTAAAGTTTTCTTCATTGTATATTTTCACACGTTCTACAAGATGGTTCAATGTATAGTTTCTTTGTGCTCCTTTAGATATGTTGTCTGCAATGTCATAGAGCACTGCTTTCTTTTTATCTACTCCCCTTCTGAGGACTCTGCCAATGGATTGGAGATTTCTAATTCTGGACTTGCTGGGGCTAGCGAACACGATGTTATGGAGATTCCTAATATTGATACCAGTACTAAAAGTCCCATAGCTGGCAACAATGATTGAATCTTGCGTAGTTTCAGCGATCTGTCTTGTCTTTTCTCTGTCATCTGTTTCCACTCCTCCATGGACTAAAAAGACCAAGCGGTCTTTCCCTACCTTATTATTTATCAACTCAAATAATGGCATACCATGCCGTTCAACGTAGTTGAACAGGACAAGTGTGTTCCCAGACAAATCACAAACTAAGTTGCGAATGAATCTATTCCTTCCCTCATGCTCAACAAGATAATCCATCTCTTGCTGATAGGTATCAAATAATTGTGGTGGGTGTTTGAGTACTAGTACTTTGATCTCAAACTCAGAGAGATGACCCTGTTCAATAAGCCTCTCTGTCTTAGTAACCCTATCAACCGTACCGAAGACACCCTCTAGTACTAAACGATTAGTCTGAGTGCCATCTAAGGTACCTGTGAACCCTACGCGATACTTACAGTCATATAGTTTATTCATTATATTGGTCAATGACTTAGCTTTAAATAGATGCGCTTCATCTCCTATGATAGCACCAAAGTCATTGAAATAGTTTTTAGGTAATTTATATACTGACTGCCATGTAGTTATGACAACATTCTTCTTGGAGTTAGGAGATGCTCCTGCATATACTTTGTGACAATGAAACTCTGAGTTCCATCCATAGTCTTCAAAGTCCTTATACATCTGTTCGACGAGTGATGTAGTAGGAACTACTATGAGTGTCTTTAAATCCTTCTTCTCAAAAAATCTAGTAAGTGCATATATCATTAAGGACTTGCCAGATCCTGTAGGTGACAATAGTAACTTACGCTTATTACGTAGGGCTTCGTAGATACCCTTGTACTGATAGTCCCTTACCTTGTGTGGCAGATTCAATGACTTAACGAACTCACCTACTCCTTCGGGCGTAATGAACTCATCCACCATCGATGGAAGTCCATAAAATTCGTTGTCCCGATGGATGACTTCGTACCCCCTTTCTTCGCAAAACGAAGTAATATAAGGGAGAAGACCAACATAAATCTCGCCTGTACCTGGGGAGAATAATTTAATTTTCCCATCCCAAAACCTCTTCTTGTACGCTGACATGAACTTGGCTTGAGGCACCTCAAAAGTAAACTCGTCTGCTAGCTCGTGACCTACATGAGGTTCACATTCAATTGTTAGATAGACTTCGTTCTTCTTCTGAATAATAACATTAGATTTCATAACCTTTCAGGAACTTAGCAAACTCAATTGCATTTTTGATATAGAATGAACGGTTATTGATCGCTTGTAGAATTGCTTTCAATGCCTCGACCATTTGGTTATAGTACTTTAGCTTAAGAACGGATTTAGAATATTCTTCATCAGCTTCCAGATATATTGGTACATCTGTCTTGATGAGTTTAAGTTGAAAAGGTTTCTCCGCTTTACCAGTATAGTACTCCCACCTATCTCGGTAGGTACGTTTACAATCCAAGTCACCTTGATCCCGAAGGGTAGTGAATGTATTGTAAAGTCTTAAATATTTAGCGTGTAATCTGGGGATCTCTAAACTGTCATGGTCTAATTTTTCATCGTTTAATTGTGAGTCTTTCTCCCACATGTCATTCAAAGTGTCTAGATTCATACTTTCTTCCCGTTCTTATCTGTGATCTCGTAGAGGGTGTACTTGAAGTTAACGTCTGCTGTGAAGTAATTTACATCAGTTGCTGATGCATCAAACTCCAACGTGGTTAAACTTGATGGAAATATATTAAAGAAATTTATTGTAGATATCGTATTGTAATTACTATTAAGAATAAGCAAGCGAGCATCACTCATTGTCCTATCAAAATTATCTTTTCTACCTTTCTCATCAACATCTTTTATGTAATTGAAAAATTCATCTTGGTGTTTAGGATTACTAAGTCCCTTCAACCATTTATAAATCTCATAATAATTATCCAGATCCTCATTAACTAAGAACCTTAAGTTAAGATCACCAAAGGTCATCTTATCTCCTGGAACTACATAGTCTTTCACTGGTGTTTGAATATCTCTAACACCAATACTAACTTCAGGTATTGAAGCAGCTTGACAAAAATAGTCTACGTTGGGAGTTCTACCAATAACAAACTTAAACCCTACAGGTGACAAAAAGTTTTTATTAGTGGGACTGAATAGGGATTGTTCGTATGCCATTAGTTCGCGCAGGTCTCCGTATTATTTAGTCGGGGTTGGTAACTTGAATTTCATCCCCTCATGTTCTAAGGCATTAACTATACCAGTTATTTTTTCCGTATACCTGTCAATATATGGTTGTTGAAAATATGGCATGTATGGTTTATCTTGAAGCTCAGTATAATCATATGCATATCTCAAACACAATCTCTCCTTTGTACTACCCAACCTTCTGTGCTGAACAATAGTATTATCAAATAAACAAAGGTCACCATCCTCTTTATACCAATGGTCGTATGTGTATTTACTAAGACCCTTTCTAATCTGAGTTAAAGTAAATCTAGATTCATCCTCAGTCATACCCTTGATACCCGTCACAGTATTGAAACTGTAATGCAATCCTTTAACACCACCAGGACTTTGAATGACTAAGGGTATCTCTGTATTTGGATAAGGGCACATGTTTTTATACATGAGGTTATCTTGTGGTGCATTCAATCCTGGATTAATTCTACCAGGAGTGAAGTTATGTATGAGTACCATCTCATCCAACTCACTACGGAAACTATCACTAACACTATTGTAATAGTCTGTAGTGGTCATGAAACCAGTACAGCTGTTAGTAGTTCCTTTCAACCCTAGTAATGCTACACCTGGGGTAAAGCATAGATCTCCACTCTCATTACTGTGCCATAATAATTCACCATCAGCAAAGTGACCTAGACGTTTTCCATTAACTATCTTTCCAGTAACCTTCAGCATGTTACCGAATTGTCCAGCAGCATCTCCTACTCTTACTCTATTGAATTCATCAATAGTATCCTTATCTTCCTTTGAAACATCAGGGCTGTTTATGATATTGAAAATATCACCATTAGCCCATGGATATTTTATGAATAAATCTGCTGCCCAGTTGAGGCGATCCATGCCCCACTTCTTCATGTAATTATAGAATACTTCCTTCCTTATCTTTGCTCCACGTATAATAGTTACTAATTCTTTTAAGTGTATTTTTCCAATCTCCATCCACTCTTCATCTGTGATGCTGTCAAAATTAACGTCGTCGATGAAGACACCAAAACTACCACAACCAGGTATCTTAGTTATTCTCATAATAAAAAAGGAGGTCTAATTATTTAGACCCCCTACCGTTATTTGGTTTTCAGTGCATAGTTCTAATCGAATACGTTTTTACAGATTGATTTACACGAATTAGGCAAGTCTTCACATTCTATAAGGCACTCAAAATAATCATCGATCAAATTTATATCAGCGTCATGTTCGCTTAAAGTTTGCATACTACTATCGAAACGATTCCAACTGCCTAGTTGATTTTGTGAGACTAAGTTGTGCATTTGCACCTCCATAAATTGAACTTCATAACAAAACCGTTTGGTTTCATCTTGCTCTCCAATTCTACTACTATGTATGGAAATTCGCACATTTTTTATCACACCCTTTAACAAAAAGAAATGCCTACGAGTTTATACCTAGACAAAAAAAGAGACCCTTGTGGGGGTCTCTTTGGAAGTATGTATATCCCGTGGATTACATGAGGTTTGCAACTTTAACTCTTCTGTAGTAAGCGTTAGCGTTGAGGTTACCAGCTGCCTGTGGATCTGAATCAGATAGAGCAGCAAGTCCCTTAGCAAATGGGTTAAGAACCATTCCGTAACGAGTCTTAAACCCGATACGTGGTTGGAATGAATCCTGACCAATCGCTCTGTACATCTGGAGAGGTACATAAGGACAGTAGAATAATCCAGCATCGTATGCATTAGATCCTTTGTATCCAACAACGTAGTACTGATCAGAACTTACGTTAGCAGAATAAGGGTCGATGTATACTTTGAAACGTCCGTTGAGTGTTCCAACGAATGTGTTGCCTGTGTCATCAACTTCGCCAAGTCCACCAGTAGCACCAGTGATACCTGAATCGTAGTCAAGGATACCAGACATAGCAAGAGCAGAAGCTACATCAGCAGATGTGATGATAACGTTGCCCTTCCCGCGACGAGTTTCTTGCGCGATTGCGTTAGCGTCTCTTTCGATTTGGAAGAGTAGACCTTTGAATTTCTCAACAGACCATCTACCATTACTGTCAACGTCAAGGTCGAATACACCTTGGTTTGCTACGTTTGCCTGAGCACCTGGCTTAGCACCACGGTAAACAGTACGTACAACTTCACGGTTGATTTCAGCAAGGATCTCTGTTGAAAGAATGTTTGCTAGTTCAGACTCGGCATCTAATCCGTGGATTGCTTTCAAGTCTTGTGCTAGTTCAACTGAGTAGTCAGCTCTTAGCGCACGACCTTTTGCTTCTACAGCAATACGGTCTATGCTAAATGCCATCTCCATGAAGGCATTACCAGCTGTACCATCGCCTAGTCCTTCAAGATCGCCTGTACCGAACTTACTAGAAGCAAGGTCGTAGTTAGTAGCAGTTGTACCGCCACCAGTTGCGTCGTTGATAAGACCTGGGTTTGTCTCAGTGGTAGCTGTTGGAGGTGTGCCTCCCTTAGTACCAGAGAACTGTGCATCAGGCTCATTGAAGAATGCTTCTCCACCAGCTTGGTTGGTGTAGCGAGAACGCATTGCGAAAATAAGTCCTGTTGGACCTGACATAGGCTGAACCCCTGCGATGTCATAAGCAATTAGCTTAGGCATAGCACGACGGATCAAGCTGATGAGTATAGGGTCGAAACCATATACAGCACCAGAACCTGTTGTCTGAGTGTTGATTGGACCAACGTTTGTTGGTGCTTCTGTAAGAACGGCACGTTCTTCTTGTAGTGCCTTCTCTTGGTTCTCCAAAAGAATTGCGGTTACCGACTTACGATAGTTGTCCTTGATTTCAGGAAGACCATCATGGTTAAGTACTGGTGCCCACTTCTCTTGGAGTTGTTCTGCATTAAACATGCTAGATACTCCGAATTTGTGTTTTGGGTTTACAGTTTGTTAAAGTCTCTTAGCCAACTCAGCGACATAATTTGTCATTGATTCGGAAAGTTCCTTTTCAACAGTGGCTTTTGGTTCTTCAGAAGAGATTTCTTCTGCTACTTCAGGTGTCTTAGCACCAAAGTAACTCTCTTTGATTTGACCAAGCTTTTCACGATACGTCTCTTCAGATTTGAATTCGACTGCTTCAGCTAGAGAGGAAAACTTATCCTTTTGAACTTCTGCAAGTCCTCTGGATAATTCATTCAAGATCTCATTCTTACGATAATTCCCTACCTGTTCATGCAGCCCAACGTTCTTTTCAACTTGTTCGTTGAGACGGGTCTCCATTTCATCTAGTTTCTCGCTCATATCAGCGACTGCATCAAGCTTCTCATCTGGAAGATTGATGTTGCTTTCAATGAACAATTTCTTTAATCCACCCATGAATGCTTCTGTGACTTCTGAGCGTAGTCCCTTGTCAATTGCAAGTTCGTTTTCAGACATCCACTCTTCACAAGCATATGAGAGGAAATTCTCTATACGACCAGCGAACTCTTCTTTGATCTTTTCAAGTTCTTCACCGATCCTGCTCTCTGCAGTTTCCTTAAGTCCAGCAACTTGCTCTTGAACTTTGGCATGTACAGCCGCTTCAAATACAGTTGTTGCTTTCTTTTGGAATTCTTCGTCAAGATCGGCACCTGCAAGAATTGCACTGATGTCTTCTTTGACTTCTGTTTCGGAGATTGTCTCTCCTTCTTTTTCTACATCATCAAAGATCTTAGCAGAAAGTCCACCTGGAAGACTAGGTGAAGCACCACTTGGCTTTGTTTGAATTGTAGAATCCTTTGTTGCTCCTACTGGAGCTGCTGCCTTGGCACCGACGTTATCTGGTCCTTCTGGCTTCTCTTTAGTTGACCCACCTACCTCTACGGCACTGTTTTTTAGGTCAGACTTCTGTTGAGGTACTGCGCCTTTCTTGATGGCTGCATCGCCAACTGCGGCATCTTCCTCGATTTTTTCTTCAGGAGCTGCATTTTCTGCAATCACCTTTTGAAATTTTTCATCAATAGTAGACATTTAAGTAACTCCTTACTGGATAATTAGACTGCTTTAATTACTAAGATTATTTATAATTCAGAAACTTCTGAGTAAAGACTCGAATGCGCGGATCTTTCTCTCAGCGAGTTCAGCATATGAGGGGGCATTGTCAAGTGCTTCCTTGACTGCCTCGATTTGTGCTTCTTTGATTTTGCCATCAATGAGTGTCCATTCTTTTCCTTCGTAGATACCTTCAACGAAAGCATCAGGTGCGGAGGGATCTGCCACTATATCAGCAGCAGTAGATAGGATAAAGTCATCAGCGACAACAGATGTAGCACCCTCTTTTTTAAGAGAGCCTAGACCTCTAGAAGAAACACCGAGCTGCACCCCTTCCTCAAGTAAGTTCTTAGCGATCCTACCCATAGGGGTTTCTAGAAGTTTTGCCTTACCTACAAAGTTTTTACCTTCGGGGGTAAGTGCAACGATTTTATGTGAAACACGATCCAAGTTTATAGTTGGACCTTCTGGATGACCAAGTTCTCCGAGTGCTCTTCCGCGTTGGATGAACTCCTCATTGTACTTGTTAACTTCACGAGCCATAGTATCGTACTTGTACATACGACCATTGCGGTTAGTGATTTCTGTCTGAAGAAATACGCCCTTAATGTAAGTGTCTTTTTTGCCGTCCTTTTCCTCGACGAGCATTTCAACTGGCTCTATTTGTTCAGTTATCAGTTTCATCATCGGTTTCCTGTGCTTCGTTTTCATCTGGATTGCGGTTAATCACTTCCGCTGTTTCATCTGGTGAAGCCTCACCTTCTGGAGGTAATCCAGTTGGTTTGCCATCATCAGGAACATGTGGAAACATGCGATTAGCAACATCCATTTTGCTTACGTCCACGGCAGCAGCCGCTTTCACTTGCAACATGTCTTTGAGTTTTCCCAGAGCATCTGCCTGATCATTATCCCAAAGTAAATCAACGATTTCTCGTTCTTGTGTAGCCATAATGTAACGTTGTCTGTAATTTATTTATTACCGTTAGCCTTTTGAGGCGCGGGTTTTAGTGCTTGCTTGGTCTGAGCCTTCTTCAACTCTACGTCTTGTTCCGCGTTAGCTTGGTCAGTTTCCATGCTCTGAACATCCATTGCAAGTAGATCTGATGGTGCCAAAGCTAGTCCATTCTTAATGTCATCAGCCATCTCAACATCTATTTCTTCTATCTCACTTTCTGTCTGTCCAAGGATCTTAGTACGTATATATTCCGTAGAGAAATACTTACCTACAAATGGATCCATCTGTGAAATGACATTCAATTTCTCAGTCATCATCTCAAGGTTCTTAAGTTCCGTGAAATGATTATCATAGAGATAATCGTATTGAATGTGCTCCTTCATGTCATCCCAATCTTCAGGAGTAGTAACACCCTTCAATATCAATTGAGTTTTTAATACATCTTGGAATAGATCACTGAACTTCTTGCGGAGTTTACCCACAAACTTAGTGAACTTTAATTCATCTCTAGTGATCTCAGAAGACCTTCCAAGGTTAAATCCAGACCCTGCATCCAATCTACCTGCAGGAACATTTAACGATTTGTAAAGTTTTGTTTGGAAATATTGCACGTCTGTAAGCTCTCCAAGGTTCTGACCCCCTGGAAGTGTGGTAATTTCCGTTCCTCTACCACCTTCACGGCGAGGTAACCAGAAATCTTCCATCATAGACATGTATTTTCTGTCGTCTCTTATCTCTCCAGTGGCAGCATCGTATACTAATTTGTTACGATACCTTCCCATAACTTCACGAAGATACTGTTCCGCTTTAACTTTCGGAAGATTACCTACGTCAATATAGAAGATCCTGCGTTCTGGTGCGCGAGATATACGATAGATGACCAACGAATCTTCAATCATTCTAAGTTGATTGAGTACTTTGATACCTTTGTGCAAATAAGAAAGCACGATATTTCTATTGGTATCCATGATAC